CCCAGCATTGGGACTTTTTTAAATTGCGGGCGGTGGGTGCCAGGCGGGAGTGTCAGGTCTGAATCGTCATAATCCAGTAGCCATCGAGCAGTAGTGTTTAAAGCTTCGGCAAATGCTACTATCTTAGATTGCGTCAAATCATTCTCGCCGCTTTCTATTTTAGCGATTGTCGATCGGGATTTATAACCTAATCGTGTAGCCAGTTCTTCTTGTGATATTCGCAGTTCTTCCCTGCGCAATCTTATCCTATCCCCTAATGTCATGTTTAAATCCTCCTAACAAAGATTATATTACTTTGGTTACGGAAAATCAACAAAAATTAAATTTCATAAAAAAATGTTGACTTTTTAGAAACAAAAGGTTATACTGTGTCTGGTGATTAAAAATCACGTTAAAATATCAGAAAGGAGGAAACCTATATGACGAACACCGCGGAGTTGGAAGGCGCGATTGCGAAATCTGGTAAATCAAAAAAAGAGATCGCAGCCGCACTCGCATTATCTGAAGCGGGACTCTGGAAAAAAATAACAAATCAATCAGAATTTAAAGCGACTGAAATTAAAAAGATTCAAAGTCTTCTATCTCTGTCCGCCGCTGAAAGAGACCTAATTTTTTTTGCACAATAAGGTGATTTTAAATCACTATATTAGTAAAAGTGAGGTGATGAAGAAAATGACAGAAATAAAAATATGTCGAGATGCAAACAAAGCATTAAGACGGAATGCTGACCTACAACGGATGAGCGTGTTCGTAGAAACCAAAAAAGAACTTAACGCGCGGCTCATGGAATTACCGTCCGGGGATTTAGAGAAGCTCGCTAAGCTTAATAAGCTGTTTGATGAAATTATTGATGACGAACTCAAGAAGCTATAAATCGGCCGGCAACAGCAAGAATTGATTGAACCGTGAAGTCAATGCTGTGTTCCATTACATATTTCTTGATTTTATCCCAGATTTTATCATCTGCGATAGCGTCGTAGAATTGCTGGCCTTTGAAGGTTTGTTCGATCTGGTAATACGCGGGGCCTTCTTTTGTACTCCCGTCAACAGCAGTCAGACAACCTTCGTTAATAAGGATCTTGATGTGGAATGCGATAGTCTCGTAAGAAATTTCGCCGCCGTCAAAGTCATAAGATGTTAGATCTTCGGATTCGTTTTCAATAACAAGCCGGAGAATGTCGCGGAGTGTATCCATTTGAATACGCAAAATAATCACATCCTTTCATAAGGGTATTATAGCAAATCAAAGTGAGGTGAAGAAGAAAATGGATAAAGAATTATTAGATTTCAAGCAGTATCTCAAATCGATGTTTAGCGAGACACAAATTAGTATACTTGCTATTTGCTTAACCGAGTCAATCCCGGTCTGCTTCTATGGCATCGGCCTCGGGAAGTCTACACTTGTAGAAATTCTACGCAATGCCGATTTTGAAGAGGTCTATGCACCAGAAGACTGTGACAGCTGTAGCGATCAGCTGTCTGTCTTAGATAAACCGGGCGCCGTGGCTTTGTGCATGAAAAAAGGATCTTTCGACAGGCCATTACCGGAAAATCCTTTTTCAAAAAGTGTCATTTATGCAGTTCTCGCGGGTGTTTTAGCACATACACGTTGAACTCATAATTTGACTCTTTGCCTAAATTTTTACCGCTCAAAGGAAAGAGGTGATCAAAATGGAAATCGCGCTGTTATCAAAAGAAGAAGCACGCCGGCTGCTCAAAATTTCACGGTCAACGTTCTGGCGCTTAGAGAAGAAAAGTATCATCCGGCCGGTACAAGCGCTTCTGCCAACGAGACGATACAGGCTCGCTGATATCGAAAAACTGGTAATGAGATAAGGAGGATAAAACATGATTGACAGAATGATGAACTGGCTATGGCTATTCGTACTTATCACGATGGTTATCGCCGTAGTGGAGAAACTGTCATGCTTAAATGTCTAACCGCGTTCATAACAATCGTCTTCATAGCCGGTTACGCGGTACAGCCGCCGGAAAAGACGGTGCCGTACAAAGTGACACTCCGAAACGGCGAAAGCGTATGGGACGCCTGCGCGAAAGTCGCAAGTAGTAAAGATGACGTGCGGGAGGTGGTCTACAACGCACTGAAAGAAAACCATATTTCTAATCCGGGCAGTGTTCAACCGGGGACGGAATTAGTAATCAGAGTAAAGGAGATGAAGTAAAAATGGCTTGTAGGGGAGACGTCGATACTGAAGATGTAGATATGGTGGCACAAGTGGCCCGTAGCGGGGAGTTCATATTATGCGGATATCTTAAAAACTTCGAACGCAGCATGTCTATTGATCAGAAAGAAAAAGTGATTGCGGCTATGGATTTCTTTGAAACGTTAGCAAATCACTTAGAGACATTAACAGTCGCTGTTGAAGACATGAATCGCAGAGAGGAGATGTATGAATGCGAAGAAGACTATTAACTATTTTATTCACATTGTTAGCGCCCTTCGCGGCGCATGCGGAATGGCTCATCGCAGAATGCAGCGCTTACACGCCATACGATTGCGGGACTATTACCGCAACGGGCGAAACAGTCCATGTTGGTGGGGTAGCTTGCAGCTTCCTACCATTCGGTACAGTCGTCGTTATTGACGGCGTGGAATACGTCGTAAACGACCGCTGCGGCATAGAAAATTGCATAGATATTTTCATGGAAAGCTACGAAGACGCTATCGAATTTGGAAGACAGCACAAGGAGGTTTATATCAAGAGATGAATCCGAGTATGCAACCAATTATTAATAAATACACCATGCTATATGTGGCACATCCTTTTGGAGGAAACTTGGACAATATCGCACGTGCTGAAATCCAGCTGTCCAAACTACGAAATTTGCTGCCCCGGCATACGTTGATATCGCCGATTCACAATTGGAGCTACTTAGATTATGGGATGACGAATCAGGTAGTGGCAATCAGCGACTGCGTAAGCCTGCTTCTCCGCTGTGATGCTCTCATATTGACGGGGCGTTGGGAAGAATCCGCAGGCTGCCGGGCAGAGTACATCGCCGCGAAAGTAAAAGGTTTACCAGTTTTCACTTTCAGCAACAACGACCTGCAACGCATATAAAAGGAGGATTTATGAAAAAGACAAAAATAAACAGGCTGTACGACCTGTACGTAGACAATCCCGCAATTAAAGATCAGGAAGCCGCCGAGCTGCTGGACACGGATTACCGAGCCATAGGCACTATGAAACGACGGCTTAGAGACCACGGATACATCCAAATCGAGGATAACAGCGAAGTATCTATCCTCATGCCGTATAAAGACCAAGCAGAAAAAGGAATCGGCGGACTTCGGCTCGAAGTTGTTCTGGAAATGCTGGAGTACTACCGGGAAGATTTCCGCGGGCAAGAAACTTTTGCTGAACGGATGAAAGTCGGCAGAGAAATCCGCCTGCTGTTAGACATGATCCGTTAAAAGGAGGTAATTACATTGTTTAAATGCACAGGATGCCCGCATTACGGATACTGCATACCCGACGATTGCGCGGACATGAAAAAGACCCATGAACAGCAGCCACTGGTCAAGGGTCAAAGAAGAAAAACTTCTGTCTCAAGGATACTACAAAGAAAGCGAAAAGACAATGGACTACAAAACTTTTATTGACTCAAAAAGCCGAATAACCGAAAGTCACGGGTTTGAAATATCCGCAGAAAATCTTCATCCTAACCTGTTTGATTTTCAACGGGATATCGTCCGATGGGCGCTTGCTAAAGGCCGCGCCGCTATTTTTGCCGATTGTGGACTTGGAAAAACTCTGATGCAGCTTTCGTGGGCATATGAGGTGACGCGGCATACAGGAAAACCTGTCTTGATTTTAGCCCCGCTGGCGGTTTCCGCGCAGACGGTAGCCGAAGGGCAGCGCTTTGGGATCCCTGTCCACCTTTGCGAAAAAGCAGAAGACATAATGCCGGGAATTAATATTACGAACTATGAAAAGCTGGATCGCTTTGATACGTCAGTTTTTTCAGGAGTAGTGCTGGATGAGTCGTCTATTTTGAAATCGTTTACCGGCAAAGTCCGAAATCAACTAATCGAGTCGTTCAGCCGTACTCCATACCGTTTAGCATGCACAGCTACCCCCGCGCCAAACGATTTCATGGAACTTGGTAACCATTCTGAGTTCTTAGGGGTTATGTCACGGACGGAGATGTTGTCTATGTACTTCGTTCACAACAGCGGGGAAACGTCTAAGTGGCGGCTCAAAGGACATGCTGAAACCAGTTTCTGGCGATGGATGGCCAGTTGGGCTGTCGTTCTGGATAACCCGGCAAGCTTAGGCTACGAAGACGAGGGTTACACGCTTCCTGAAATCCGCATGCACGAAGTCGTTGTTGCCGGCGATGCCCCGGTAACCGAAAAACTAACTCTGACGCAAAGGCGATCCGCGCGGAAAGAATCACTGCAAGACCGCTGCCAAGCGGCAGCGGAACTGATCAATAACAGCACGGAGCAGTGGCTCGTATGGTGTGATCTCAACGCGGAATCGGAAGAACTTCACCGGGTGTGCAATCTGTCACAGGAAGTAAAAGGCGCAGATAAAGCTACGCATAAAATAAACACTATGACAGGTTTTTCTGTGGGGCTGCTGAAATGTCTAATCACAAAACCGAGCATCGCAGGCTTCGGGATGAATTGGCAGAATTGCCACAACATCATCTTCGTTGGGCTATCTGATAGTTATGAACAGTTTTATCAAGCGGTAAGACGATGCTGGCGATTTGGACAGAAAAAAGCGGTGGACGTGTACATCATCATATCGGCAAAAGAAGGATGCGTGAAAGAGAACATCGAGCGCAAAGAGGCAGACAGCCGTAAAATGCGAGACGCCATGATCGCACTGACAAAGCAAGCGGTCAGGGAAGAACTAAAAGCAACTTGTCGCGTTATGGCAAAATACGAGCCCAGCGTCGATATGATTTTACCAAAATGGGCAGAGATGGAGGTGGCGTAACCCTTGAAAGTAATTGATCAATATGTATCAAACAGAGTATCCCTGTACAACGGCGACTCTATAGAAATACTTAAGGGCTTGCCGGATCACTGTATACATTATGCGATATTTTCTCCGCCGTTCAGCAGCTTATATACGTATAGCAACAGCGACCGTGACCTGGGCAACAGCGCGGGAGATGATCAGTTCTACCAGCATTTTCTTTTTCTAGTAAAAGAACTGGCACGGGTCATCATGCCTGGGCGGCTGGTGTCCGTGCACTGCATGGATATTCCGAAAATGAAAAGCCGAGATGGCGTTATCGGGCTTAAGGATTTTCCCGGAGAGCTAATTCGGGAATTTGAAAATGCAGGCTTTATCTACCATAGCCGCGTTGTTGTGTGGAAAGATCCACTGGTAGAGGCTACCCGGACAAAAGCACTGGGGCTTATGCATAAACAGCTGTGTAAAGACTCCGCGATGTGCCGAATGGGGCTGCCGGATTATGTATTGACTTTCCGGTTACCGGGGGACAATCCGGAACCAGTTAGCCACGAAAACGGGCTTAGCCGATTCTATGGCGAAGACGAACCGGAAGGCGTGAAAGGCTCACGGCCGGAACCGGATGCAAATCTAGTAGCTAAGAAAGAAAAGTATAACACCGAGCCTGTTTATAGCCATCAAGTATGGCGGCGATACGCGTCTCCGGTGTGGATGGATATCCGGCAAAGCAACACGCTGAACCGGGCAGCCGCCAGAGATGAAAAAGATGAACGGCATATCTGTCCGCTACAGCTGGATTTAATAGCCCGATGTCTGGAGCTCTGGACAAATCCGAACGACATCGTTTTAGACCCATTTGCCGGTATCGGCAGTGTTCCCGTCGTAGCTTTACAGATGGGGCGCCGGACTATGGGCTTTGAATTAAAAGAATCTTATTTTAAGCAGGCAGTGCTTAACTGCCAGAAAGAGGAAAATCATGATAACAGTAACATTTGAAGGATCCGCAGCCGAAGTACTTAGCGAAATGCAGATGTTTTTGAAAAATACAGCCGCCCCAAAGGGAAGTACTGTAGAAGTTACGCCGGAAAAGATAACTATTGCAAGTACTGCTGCTCCGCAGATCAGCAAGGTTAAAATACCTGATTCGGTACCTAAAGCAACTAAATCGCCCGCTGCCCCAGTACAGGCCCCCACTGTCCCAGTAGCCCCGGCTAAAGAATACACACAGGCCGAAATTCTTGCAGCTTGCGGACCGCTGATGGACGCTGGGAAAGTACCGGAACTGACACAAATTATTCAAGAGTTCGGAGTAGCTTCCATGATGGAAATTCCACAGGAAAAATACGGCGAATTGGCAGTTAAGCTCCGCGCGATGGGGGCTAAGTTATGACACAGCACGCTTTATTAAGCGCCTCAGGAGCGCATAAGTGGCTCGTGTGCACAGCATCAGCAAGGCTGGAGGCAGAGTTCCCCGACACAACCAGTGAATTCGCCCGCGAGGGAACGCTGGCACACTCGATCGCCGAACTGAAATTACGGCGGTATGCTATCGAGCCGATGAGCCCCGCCACATTTACCCGGCGGATGAATAAACTGAAAAAAGATCCTCTGTATCAAAAAGAAATGGATGGCTATACGGAGGAATATCTGGACTGCATTAAGCAGATCATGCTGGCTTATGACACAAAGCCCTACGTAGTAGCTGAGAAAAAAGTTGATTTCAGCCAGTTCGTTCCGAAAGGCTTCGGCACTGCCGACTGCCTAATCATGACACCAGACGCCTTGCATGTTGTGGATTTTAAATACGGTAAAGGCGTACCGGTAGACGCCAAAGACAACCCGCAGCTGAAGCTATACGCTCTGGGAGCTCTGTCCGAATACGGGCTGCTGTATCAGTTTAAAACAATCCACATTCACATCGTACAGCCGCGGCTGAAAATCTTAGGAACAGATACATTCTCACGAGCTGCGCTTACAGACTGGGGTAACTCCGTCGTAAAACCGAAAGCAAAAGAGGCATTTGAGGGGCCAGGGGAATTTCATCCGGGCGAACACTGCCGTTTCTGCCGGGCAAGGGCTCAATGCAAAGCACGGTCCGAATATTACGCCGCTTTAACAGAAACTGCGAAAGCAAATGCCAATCCCGCGCTAATCACGATGGCGGAGCTGGGGGAATACCTCAAGAAAGCCGGGGCGCTCAAAAAATGGGCGGAAGATCTGCAGGCATACGCGCTTTCCAGCTGTCTTGCCGGTAAAACAGTACCGGGCTGGAAAGCCGTAGAAGGCCGCGGCAGCCGCGTATTCACGAGTACCGATGAGGCGTTTAAAGTTCTTACGGACAACGGAATTGATGAGTCATTACTGTACAGCCGCGTACCGGCCACACTGGCGCAGACAGAAAAAATCATAGGCAAGAAAGTATTCGAAACCCTACTCAGCAAGTACGTAATTAAAAACCCCGGAAAGCCGACACTGGCACCGGAATCAGACAAAAGAGAAGCTATCAGCAATGTGGTATCTGCAAAAGATGTATTTAAACCTGTAGGAGGTAATTAATCATGGAAAACACAAGTATTGTATTAAGAAATGTCAGACTCAGCTATGTACACATTTTGGAAGCCTATGCCCGAGTACCCGGTGCCGAAGCGAAGTACCAGACAACAATTCTTGTACCGAAAACGGACATTGCGGCAAAAGCGGAAATTGACCGTGCTATCGAATCAGCTAAATCAAACGGAATTACCGGTAAATGGAACGGCGTAGCGCCAGCTATCGTCGCTACCCCGGTGCATGACGGAGATGGACTTACCCAAAATGGCGCCGAATACGGCCCTGAATGTAAAGGCCATTGGGTATTCACTGCGTCAAGTGCCGCAGATAAGCCCGTAGAGGTAGTAGACGCCAATTTAAATCCGATTATTTCACCGATACAGATCTACAGCGGTATTTACGCTAATATCTCCGTTAATTTCTTCCCGTATAACTTTCAAGGTAAAAAAGGCATCGGCTGTGGGCTCGGCCCCGTGCAGAAAGTTGCCGACGGCGAACCTTTAGGCGGACAGGCGCCGACTGCTAAATCTGTATTTGCTGCGCAGCCTTCTGCCGTGCAGAAAGTGAATCCATTAACCGGGCAGCCGATGTAAATAGTGGAGGCCCTTAACCGGGCCTCTTTCATTATTATCTGAAAGGCTCATTATGAAACACCTCAGTATAGACATTGAAACTTTTTCAGACGTAGATATTAAAAAATCCGGTCTGTTTAAATACTGCGAGTCCCCCGTCTTTGAATTATTGCTTTTTGCATATGCCTACGACTTCGGAGATGTCCATGTCGTGGATCTGGCACAAGGAGAGAAAATCCCAGATTCTGTTATATCCGATCTGAATAATCCCGAGGTTATCAAACACGCATATAACGCGTCATTTGAAATCACAGGGCTCAACCGCTACGGATATGCTACTTCCCCGGAGCAGTGGCGCTGTACAATGCTTCACGGTTTATATCTTGGCTATCCGGCGGGGCTGGCTTTCTTAGGTGCTGCGTTAGGTATTCCCGAGGACAAACGGAAATTATCCACCGGCAAAGCACTTATCCGTTATTTCTGCGTACCTTGTAAACCGACAAAACGAAATGGGGGGCGAACCCGCAACTTACCGAAACACGATATAGATAAGTGGCATTTATTCAAAGAATACAACGCGCAGGATGTAGTTACCGAAATGGAAGATTACCGGCGGCTATCTGCCTACCCCGTACCGGGCTGGGTACAGGATGACTGGGTCATCGATTACGAACTAAATCGACGAGGCATTCAGCTTGACATGGATCTAGTTCGAGGAGCTCTGGCCATCGACGATCAACATAAGACAGAACTCGTGGAAAAAGCCATACAAATAACCGGACTTACCAATCCGAACAGTCGCAATCAGCTACTCACGTGGATTAACGATAACTCCGATCTGAAATTGGAAAAACTTACAAAAGAAACCGTGGCCGAGAGCCTGCAGATTGCAGAGGATCAAGTGGCCGAAGTACTGCATATCCGGCGGGCTTTAGCAAAAAGTAGTATTTCTAAATATGAATCTATGAAGAATGCTGTGTGCGCTGACGGACGTATCCGCGGCGTGCTGCAGTTCTACGGGGCTAACCGAACAGGGCGTTGGGCAGGGCGGCTGGTACAAGTGCAGAATTTACCGCATGACGTGCCCGTGGCTATGGATACGGCCATCAGATTAGTTAAAAACGGAAATGCCCGCGGTGTCAAGCTTATGTACGGCCATATATCAACTTCTTTATCTCATTTGATCCGTGCGGCTTTCGTCGCTCCGGAGGGGAGCCTGCTCTGTGTATCGGACTTCTCAGCCATCGAGGCGCGCGTACTGTCATGGCTCGCTGATGAGAAATGGCGGCAGGATGTTTTCGCAAAAGGCGGAGATATCTATTGCGCTTCTGCGTCCAGTATGTTCGGCGTGCCCGTCGAAAAACACGGAATCAACGGACACCTGCGGCAGAAAGGAAAAGTGGCAGAACTAGCGCTGGGTTATCAAGGGGGGCCTCCGGCGCTTATTACAATGGGCGCTCTGAAGCAGGGACTTACGGAAGACGAACTGCCGGATATTGTCCATCGATGGCGCGGGGCTAATCCGCGCATCTGCGGCCTCTGGTATGACGTAGACGGTGCAGCACTTTCTGTCATGTCCGACGCTCGCCCGGTAGGTCTTCCGCACGGGATACTTATTTCGCGAGAATGTAATCTCTTATACGGGTATGACTACTTGACGATACAGCTGCCAAGCGGACGGAAATTATACTATCCGCAGCCGTATATCAACGAAAATCAATTTGGTAAGCCTGCATTACATTACCGAGTACAGGCAGGTATCAAATGGAGCCACACATCAACCTACGGCGGTAAGCTAGTAGAGAACATCACACAAGCAATCGCGAGGGACTGTTTAGCTCTAGCGATTAACCGGCTTGTAAAAGCCGGATATAAACCGCTTATGCATATACACGATGAAGTGGTGCTCGAAGTACCGAAAGATAAGATCCATGAAGATGAAATAGATAGGATTAATCAGATTATGTGTGCACCGATACCGTGGGCGCCGGGGCTGCTGCTTAACGCTGACGGCTTCATAAGCCCGTACTATACAAAAGACTGAAAGGGGGGGAGTACTTGAATTACGACAGAAAACTGACTATCAGCATCGGAAACAGCCGCATGTCTAAACAATGGACAGCGGCAGAGTGCATGTGGTCGGAATTTATCGAAAAGCTACGCACGCCGCAGCGAACAGCCGAGCTATACGAAGAATATCTCCGGATGGGCAAAGCACAGCAAGGGGCGCTGAAAGATATAGGTGGTTTTGTAGGGGGCGCATTAAAAGGACCGCAACGTAAAGCATCAGCAATTACCGGTCGCGATTTAGTTACGTTGGATCTGGACAACATCGCAACCGGAGAAACAGATAACGTTATCCGCCGGGTAAACAGCTTAGGAATCGGATATGCCATTTATTCTACACGGTCTCATGCGCCTTACCGTCCACGACTCCGGGTAATTATACCGCTGGATAGGACAGTAACCGCTGATGAGTATGAACCTATCGCACGGAAACTGGCCAGCTTGATCGGAATAGAACTTTGCGATCCGACGACCTTTGAAGCATCACGGCTTATGTACTGGCCCGGATGCAGCAAGGACAGCGAATACGTATTTGATTATGCTGACGCGCCATTTGTCAGTTCTGATGGAATTTTAGGGCAGTACGAGGACTGGCATGACGTAAGAACATGGCCGCAGGTACCGGGGAAAGAACTGAAAGCAAAGATACTGCTATCTAAGCAGGCAGACCCGACAAAGAAACAGGGAATCGTCGGCTCATTTTGCCGTACGTACGATATCCGAGGCGCCATACAAGCCTATATTCCGAACGCATACACAGAAACAGACCATACCGACAGATTGACATATACCGGCGGAACAACCGTAGCCGGGGCAGTGTTGTACGACGATGATAAATTCTTGTACAGCCACCATGCAACTGATCCTTGCAGCGGGCAGCTGGTTAACGCTTTTGATCTTATCCGAATACATAAGTTCGGCAGCAATGACGATAATGTCAAAGAGAATACGCCAATTAGTCAAATCCCGTCATATCGGGCGATGAAGAAGCTGGCCATGCAAGACAGCGCGGTCATGACAGATCTCAACATGACTGCTGCGGTTCATGCGTCAGATGTGTTTTCTTCAGACGCAGGCAGTAACGACCAAAAACCGTCTGACTGTGTCAACTGGATGCAAGAGGCGAAACTGGCATATGACGACAACACCGGACGCCCGAAAAAAACGATGGACAACATTATCCGAATTTTAAACCACGACCCGGAACTGGCAGGGAAAATCGCCATCGATGAGTTCTCTACCCGGGGGCTGGCGCTGGACAGATTGCCGTGGAATACCAGCGACCTGAAACGTCAGTGGACAGACACGGACGACGCGGGGATCGCATGGTATCTGGAGGATAGATATGGTATTACGGGACGCGATAAAATCAGCGGAGCCCTTATGCTCGTATCAGAGCAGCAACGGTTTAACGATGTCAAGGATTATCTTCTTAGCGTGTCCTGGGATGGTGCTTATCGACTTGATACGGCCTTCCATGACTACTTAGGCAGTAAAGATACTCCGTACACCCGCGGGGCGGCCAGAAAGTCCTTTACGGCAGCTGTAGCCCGTGTCATGACGCCCGGGTGTAAGTATGACTACGTTCCGGTATTTATCGGGCCACAAGGGATAGGGAAAACCACGTTTTTGAGGACAATCGGAAAAGGCTGGCACAGCGACAGTCTGCAGAGTTTTCACGGGAAAGAAGCAGCGGAACTTATACAAGGTATATGGATCAACGAAATCGGAGAAATGACAGGATACAGCAAATCTGGGGACAACGAAATCAAGCAATTTCTTTCCCGCTGTGATGACGTATACCGGCAGCCCTACGGCCGGCACACAGGAAGATACCCCCGAAAAGGTGTATTTTTCGGTACATGTAACGACCATGATTTTCTGAAAGATCCTACCGGAAGCCGTCGATTCTGGCCGATTGACGTAGGCGTCGAACCGGTAACGAAAAGCATATGGCAGGACCTACCAGATGAAGTAGACCAGCTGTGGGCAGAAGCCGTGATGCGGTGGAAACAGCACGAACCGATATACTTTGAAGATCCAGCTATAGAAGCAATGGCTAAACAGGAACAAGACAGACACCGCGAAGACAGCGCAAAAGACGGACTGATTCAGGACTTTCTAGACCGGTTAATTCCGATAGAATATGATTCCATGTCGCTGGCAGCCCGAAGAATGTACTGGGCGGGCAACGCCACAGGGGTTACGGGCGTAGACACACGCACGAAAACATGTGCACTGGAGATCTGGTGCGAGTGCCTCGGTGGCGAGCCGCGAAGCATGAAACGGGCGGACGCCCGGGAAATCAATCAAGTGTTATGCCAACTTCCGGAATGGAAGAGAAATGTATCCCGGAGGCGGTATGGATATTGTGGAACACAGCGAGGTTTTGAAAGAATAACTATTCATAATAAGGAATAAATATTCTTAATAGTCCGCTAATGTTCCGTGAACATTCAAATGTTCACGCGGAGGTGTTATTGAGAATAAAACACAGCCTATTTGAGAACTAAAGGGGATTTTAAGAAAAGCCAAAGAGAGTTTTAATCATTAGGATATGCCTAAAACGTGAACATTAAAAAAGTTTGTTCACGCCTAAAGTTCACGGCAGTTAAACGACTATATCTATCTAAACTACCTAACGTGAACAACGTGAACATAGTTATGAAGAGTTTAGAAAAACAAGGAGTATTGAACAAGGTGTACGGTAATTGTGCCTTACGCGCCAGAAATAAAAATAAAATGTTGGCCCCTGCGCGCGTGCGAATAAAAATTTTATATACATATATAGGCGAACATAAAAAGTATTTTCATGCAAGGAGGGTAAATCATGCAAGTAGTTAAACACTCGGAAAGAGATGCCGAAAAGTTATTAGTTAGCAAGATTAAAAAACTTGGCGGCAGGGCCTATAAATTTACGTCACCCGGCAGCGCCGGGGTCCCCGACAGGATTATTATTCTCCCGGGAGGGTACGTAGAATTCGTAGAAATGAAATCTGAAACGGGGATGCTTAGTGTTCTTCAGAAGATATGCATATCTCACTTACGGGCATTGGGGTGCCATGTTGAAGTGCTATACGGAGTGAAAGATGTAGACACTTATGTAACTCGCGTGAAGAAAATGATAAAAAACGGAGGCGCAGTATGAATTTTGTGCCGCATCAGTACCAGCAGTACTGCATGAATCGAATTGTGCAAGATCCAGCTGTCGGGCTATTTCTTGATATGGGTCTTGGAAAAACGATTATCACGTTGTCCGCGATTAACGAATTAAAGTACGGGCGGTTTCAGGTAAAGAAGGTATTGATTATAGCCCCGAAAAAGGTAGCCGAGGCAACGTGGCAGCGCGAGGCGGCAAAATGGGACAACGTAAGCCATTTAAGGATTTCCACTGTACTCGGCAGCACATCTAAACGTATTCGGGCATTACATACGCCGGCGGATGTTTATATTATTAATCGGGAAAATGTGGTGTGGCTGGTGGATTACTATAAAAACGACTGGCCTTTTGACATGGTGGTAGCCGATGAAATGAGTAGCTTCAAAAACCATCGTGCAAAGCGATTTAAGGCCTTAGCGGCTATCAGGAGTCATATTACTCGTTTGGTGGGCTTGACAGGCACTCCTAGCCCGAATGGGTTATCAGATTTATGGAGTCAGGTGTATCTTTTGGATCAAGGTGAACGATTGGGTAAATATTTTACACATTTCCGGGAACGATACTTTGAGCCCGGGCGGCGGTGCCGCGAAGTGGTGTACTCATACGATCCGAAAGAAGGAGCTGAAAAAGCAATTATGGATGCCATTTCCGATATCTGTGTGTCGATGAAGTCAGAAGATTATCTAGAGTTGCCGGAAATTGTTTATCACGATGTTCCGGTAGCCCTTAGCGCCAAAGCACAAAGAGATTATAACGAGCTGGAGAAAAAAATGGTTTTAGATTTAGGCGATGACCACGTACTTGATGTTACCAGTGCGGCAGCACTGTCCAATAAACTGCAGCAACTGGCTAATGGAGCTGTGTACACAGACGATGGCGGATGGCAAGAGATTCATAATGATAAGATAGAGGCCTTTATGGAGTTGATAGAACAGCTTAACGGGAAGCATGCGATCGTGTTTTATAACTTCCGGCATGACTTAGATCGTCTAAGAGCCGCATTGCAGAAAACCAATTTACATGTACGTCAATTACAGACGTCAGCGGACGAGCTGGATTGGAACGCGGGCAAGGTGGATATTTTACTGGCCCATCCCGCTAGTACGGCTTATGGTTTAAATCTTCAGGACGGCGGAAACCATGTTGTTTGGTTTGGATTGAACTGGTCTCTGGAATTATATCAGCAGGCTAATAAGCGATTACATAGGCAAGGTCAAAAAAATAGAGTCCTTGTTCATCAGTTGATCTGTGAGGGTACTCGTGATGAGGATTTGGCTAGGGCGTTACTCATGAAAGATGCGGCGCAGCAGTACGTAATGGATAGCTTGAAAGCCAGAGTAGATAAGTATAGGAGGCAACAATGACAGAGATTTTGATTTTCGTAATTGGCGCGTGGATTGGCGCTATCGTCGGTGTCGTAACAGTAGCGTTGTGCGTAGCAGCAAGCAGGAGGAAAAATGACGGTTAAAGAGTTTTTGAGGTCGGTCAGGGAACAAGACAGCTTGCTGCGTGCATACGAGCAGGAATTAGAGGATCTAAGACGTAGAGCATATAATATCTCAAGTCCGAAGCTTGGTGACAAGATACAATCAAATCACTTAGCTACTCTTGATGAGATCGTTGACAAGTTGGACTCACAGATTGAAAAAGTAAATGCTGCGTGGGACGAGTTGATCGATAAACGAGATCAGGCTAAAGCACTGATTGACAAGGTAGACGACGAGAGTATCCGTTGTGTGCTGTATCGGTATTACATACTGGGGCAAACGTGGGAGTTAATAGCTGTGGATATGAGGTATGCTATACGACATGTGTATAGATTGCACGGAGCGGGATTACAATTTTTAGAAAAGATGTCACTAAATGTCATTAAATGTCACTATGAAGTGTGATATTATGATACTGTGAAAATATCGCGAGATACTTTCCTCCTCATTTTTAGAAAAGCACATGCCGCTTCTCGGTGTGTGCTTTTCGTTTGTCCTAAGATAAGAAAGGAGGTGGTGGCGTGACACCAAGACAAGAAAAATTCTGCGTTGAGTACCTGATTGATTTAAACGCAACGCAAGCGGCTATACGGGCGGGATACAGTGAGAAAACGGCATATTCAATAGGTCAGCGATTGTTGAAGAATGTTGAAATAAAAAGTCGTATCAAAGAATTGCAGGACAAAGTCTTTGAAGACGGCATGATGTCTGCAGCGGAAGCGCTGTGGCGGCTGTCTAAAGCAGGCAGAGGGGAACTTAAAGAAGAAGTAGTCGTTACCGAAGGTGTCGGCGACGGTTTCAGCGAAGCTAAGATAATAAAAAAACAAATTTCTGCAAGAGGCCAGATAAAAGCACTTGAGTTAATGGGGAAACGCCACGACCTTTTCAGTTCTGATACGAAGATTGAAATGGTACCCGTAATTATTACTGGAGAGTGTGAAATTCATGAGTAATGCCAATAGGATATATCTTCCGGATGTTATTGGCGGTGGATACAGAGACTTCTGGAATTTCAAAGGCAGGTACCGGGTGGTTAAAGGCAGCCGTGCGAGTAAAAAGTCAGTTACCGCAGCGTTATGGTTTATCTATAACATGATGAAATATCACGAAGCGAACCTGCTGGTAGTACGGAAAACATTCAGAACGTTAAAAGATAGCTGTTATACGCAGCTTAAATGGGCAATACACCGCTTAGGGGTGGATGCCTATTTTATTTGCAGAGAAAGCCCTCTTGAAATTACCTACAAACCGACAGGGCAGAAGATATTTTTCCGGGGACTGGATGATCCGCTGAAAGTTACTTCTATCACGGTAGACGTCGGTGTGCTTTGCTGGCTGTGGGTTGAGGAAGCGTATGAAATCACGTCAGAGGCGGCGTTTGATACGCTGGATGAATCTATACGAGGTGAAGTGCCGGAAGGATTGTTTAAACAGGCAACGCTGACTTTTAATCCATGGAATGAAAAACACTGGCTCAAGAAGAGGTTTTTTGATAAGGCGGATAATGATATTCTTGCAAAGACAACGAACTATCAATGCAATGAATTTCTTGATGATTCTGACCGCAGTATGTTTGAGCGTATGCGGCTGAACAATCCGAGGCGATATCAGGTGGCAGGACTTGGCGATTGGGGTATCGTTGAAGGACTGGTGTATGAAAACTGGGAAGAAAGGATATTTGATGCTGCAGAAATTGCGAGAAGAGAAAGTGTGCAATCTGCTTTTGGTCTTGATTTTGGGTATACAAATGACCCGTCCGCGCTCTTCTGTGGGCTGGTAAATACGAAAGCACGGGAGATTTATGTATTTGACGAAATGTATAAAAAAGGCCTGACCAACGAAGTGATTTACCGAGAAATAAGCAGGATGGGGTATAGCAAGGAAAATATTACGGCAGACAGCGCGGAACCTAAGTCAATCGCACAGCTCCGTGCATTGGGGCTAACTCGTATTCATGCCGCAAAAAAAGGCAGAGACAGCATACTGAACGGGATACAGCTGATACAAGATTATAAAATTGTTATTCATCCGCGTTGCGTTAATTTCCTCATGGAGATAGGAAATTATACATGGGATAAGGATAAATTTGATAATCAGGTGAATAAACCGATTGACGATTTTAATCATCTACTCGATGCCATGAGGTATGCCATGGAGCGGTTCGGGCGGAAAGGCAGCGGTATTCAATTTTTAACATAGGCGGTGGACGATGGATTTTAGCTTAAATGCGTTGTGGAATAATATCATACGCCGTGGGAGCGGCAGTGGACTAACAGAAATAGAGTTTCTGGAGTTGGAACTTCAAGCATGGATTGATTCAGGAAAACGAAATCAGATGATTATCGGCAAGCGGTACTTTGATGGAGACCATGATATTTTAAATAAACAAAGACAGGCTGTAGACGCGAATGGCAATACTCGGACAGTTAATGGTTTGCCGAATAATCGGATTGTGGATAACCGCTATGCGGAACTGGTGGATCAAAAAGTAAGCTATCTTTTGTCTAAGCCGCTGGAAGTACGGACGGATGATGAAAGCTATGGTAAACAGTTAGATACCATATTTAATCAAACGTTCCGACGCCGCCTGAAGAATCTGGGAATGGACGTACTGAACTGCGGGATAGGGTACTTGCATCCGTATATATCAAATGGCGAACTTCGGTTCAAGAGGTTCGCCCCGGAACAGGTTCTTCCATTTTGGGTGGATGAGGAACATGAAATACTGGACTCATTTTTGCGGATCTATTCTGTCTTTACTTATGAGGGCACGCAGCCGAAAATCATATGGAAAGTAGAGCACTATACGACTGGAGGTATACGTCGATACATTTACATGGACAGCAAAAAGCTTATTCCCGATGTAGAGCAGACAGACGCCGACTACCTCACGGTAAACGGGGAGCCATTTAATTGGGACAGAGTGCCGCTGATTGCGTTCAAGTACAATAATCGGGAAATTCCGTTGATAAACCGGGTGAAGTGTTTACAGGACGCCCTGAATGCGCTGTTAAGTAATTACAGTGATAACATGGCGGAAGACATTCGCAGTACTATTTTGATTTTAGAGGGATACGAGGGTGAGGATCTATCGGAATTCCGACGGAACTTAATTGCTTACGGTGTAATCAAAGTAGGAACGGAAGACAGAAAAGGCGATGTGCGGACGCTTAGCATTGAAGTCAATGCGGACAACTATGATCTGATTATCAAGCTGCTGAAGAAGGCGATTATTGAGAACGGCCATGGTTTTGACGCCAAAGATGACCGAATGGCAAACAATCCCAATCAGATGAATATCCGCTCTATTTACAGCGACATAGACTTAGATGCCAATAATATGGAGATGGAATTTCAGGCAAGTCTGGAACAGCTGATGTGGTTTGTGAATACATTCTTGCGTATTAGCGGCACAAATCCAGATAAAAATAAAGTAGAATTCATCTTTAACAGGGATACGCCCGTCAATGAATCGGAAGTCATTCAGAACTGCAAAAACTCTATCGGGATCATCAGCAGGGAGACCATTGTAGCAAATCATCCGTGGACGAAAGATACGGCGGAAGAACTGGCGCGGCTTGAAAAGGAAAATACTGAGGCTCTTATGCCTGATTATGCGGCAGACGGTTCCGCGCCTAACGGTGCTGAAGAATGAACTACTGGGAAAAGCGTTTTGAAAGGCTGAAACGGCAACAGATGGGGAAAGCAGAAACCGTCACGGCTGCTATGCGCAGGGAATACACGAAAGCGTTGACCGCATTACGCAAGGAAGTGCTGGACTGGTATTACAGATACGCGGAAGAAAATGAAATGTCTCTGGCTGATGCGAAAAGGGAACTCGATGCACGGGAGCTGAAAGCATTTCGACTGACATTAAAAGAATATATCAAACTGGCCAAAAAGAAAGACCTTCCGCAAAAATATATCAAAATGTTGGATAAAGCTTCTATTCGCGCACGGTTGGACAGGAGCCAGGAATTATATATTAAGACATCGTGGTATGTTGAAGAACTGGCAAAATCGCAAAATCTAAGCATGAATCGTCTCTTGGCTAATGTGTATGAGGACAGCGTTTACAAAACGGCGTATGAGGCGCAAAAGCTGAAGGGGGAATTTTCCACATTTAAGGGGGTAGCAAAGCAGGATATAGAAACCGCCGTATCCAAGCCGTGGGCAAGTGACGGAAAGGATTTTTCCGGCAGGATATGGGATAATAAAACGCAGCTTATGAATACCCTGCAGACAGAAATGACACGGTCTTTTATGATTGGTGAAGGCGTGGCACCATTAATTAATCGGATACAGAAACGATTTAATGTATCATTCAGTAATGCCCGTCGGTTAGTGGAAACGGAAACAGCCTATGTGCAGGAAAAGGCAATGCTTGACACTTACGACGCGTTAGACGTGGAGCAATATCAGATACTGGCTGTACTGGATTTGAAGACATCGGACATTTGCCGACATCTGGATAAAAAGGTATTTGACAGGAAAGACGCCAAGCCGGGAATTACTATGCCGCCGTTTCATTGCTACTGCCGCTCGACTACAATCCCATACATTGAAGAAATTACTGATAATCAGGAGGATACGAGGGCGGCACGTGACCTATCAACCGGGAAGACGGTATTTGTTGAAGGTGATTTGAATTATGAGGAATGGTATAATAAATACGTAAAGAATACCGATACCGGTGCGTTGACCGGGTTAAAAACCAGTAACGGGATTACTATTGCTAAGCTGTCTAAGCACCAGCAGGAAAGGGCAGATATCCGCAATCTTGATTTAGATGGCATTAGAGACGCATTGATAAATCCGCTGCATGTTGGAGAGGTCGTAGTAAAAGAAAACGGAAACTCGCAGAGATTTATCGGTGAAGCTACAACTGTGAATATAAATCCTGACACGGGGGTTATTATTACATCGTGGCCGACAGGTAAATCTCGACTGAAAAAATATAAGAAAGGGAAATAAAATGATTCTACGGTATGAGTTTACTGAAAAAGAAAAAATGTTCTTAAAGAAAATGCACTTCATTTTTTCTGATGAGATGGAAGATGAGAAAGCCGCGGATTTAGTGGAGGCTATTGCTGATAATATACAGGAGTTAAATGAAGATGACAGAAATATTGCTGAAGATATCATTACTAAAATCACTACTCATCCGGATTGGTAGCGGATAAAAATAACATACGGTTTCAAAAGCACTCTTAACGGGTGCTTTTATATTGCCTTTTCAGTACTGCAGGCGAAAAAGAACAGGTATTTCCGGTGTGGGGGATAAACCACGATAAAAAGTCGAAAGGAGATCATTATGACAAAAGAAGAGTTAAAGGCGTTGGGGCTGACTGATGAACAGGTTACGAAAATTTCGGAGGATTACGGTAAAAATTATGTGGCCAAGTCACAGTTCAACGAAAAGAACGAAGCCCTGAAGAATGCCGAAAAAGAGAAAGGGGAATTATCAAAACAGATTGAAGGTTTAAAAAAGAACAATGACAGTAATGCGGAGCTCAAGAAACAGATTGAGGCTATGCAGGCGGCTGCCAAGACTATGGAAACAGAACATGCTACGCAACTTGCGCAGATGAAACTGGATGCGGCGGTAGAACGTTCTCTGACTGCGGCAAAGGCAAAGAATATTAAGGCTGCCCGCGCTCTGCTGGACTTGAAAGACGCAAAGCTGGACGAAAAAGGGGAAGTCGTTGGACTTTCCGACAAAATTAAAGAGCTGCAGAAATCAGACACGTATCTGTTTGATGTCGTGAATAAACAGAAAAAAGAAGTAGATGGCATCCATCCCGGATCGGGTTCTGATGATGGCGACGCTAAAGGTCTGACTGTACAGCAGCAATTTGAACATGCATTAGGTATTTGATAAAAAGGAGAATTAGACAATGGCAATTAATACACTTGAATATGCAAAGAATTTCCAGCAGAGCTTAGATAAGCAAATGCTGGTAGGTGCGACTTCCGGATGGATGGAAGCTAATGCACAGAATGTAAAATACAACGGCGGGGATACGGTAAAAATGCCGGAGATTTCTATCGGCGGCTTAGCGAAATATGACCGTGACAACGGGTTCAATCAGGGTGCTGTAACTCTGAAATACGCAGATTACAAATTGACACAGGATCGTGGCCGTACGTTCCAGCTTGACTCTATGGACGTAGACGAATCCAACTTTGTGGCATCCGCCGGAAATGTTATGGGTGAGTTCCAGCGTACACAGGTTATCCCGGAAGTGGATGCGTTCCGCTACTCTAAGATCGCGGCTTTGGCAAAAGGCGTATCTCATGAAACGGCAACTTTCACGCCGGATAAAACGAACGTTCTGGAAAAGCTGGATGATGAAATCGCAAAAGTGCAGGACATTATTGGAGAAGGGGAACCTCTTGTCATTATCATGGCTACTCCGATTCGCACTATCCTGAACAATGCAAAAGACATTACTAAGTACTTGGATACGGCGGACTTTAAAGCTGGTGAAATTACTACCAAAGTAAAAACCTATAATGAAATTCCGATTCTTTCAGTTCCTTCCGCCCGCATGAAGACGGCGTATGTATTCAACGACGGCAAAACGGCTGGGCAGGAAAAAGGCGGATTTAAGCCGGATACTGCTGCAAAAGGAATTAACTGGATTATCATTGCCCGCCGTGCACCGATTGCGGTTTCTAAGACGGACAAGATCCGCATTTTTGAACCGAACGTGAATCAGAAGGCCGATGCGTGGAAGTTGGATTACCGCAAATTCCATGATCTCTGGATTCCGACAAACAAGCTGGCTGGTGTATGGGTTAATACCGGGGTGTAAGGAGGTAAATCATGGAAAGATTAACCAGATTGAATGAGGTGCAATATACAGAAAGTGATTTCCAGAAAGAGAAACTAATCAAAGAGGGATTTGTTCTTGATGAGGACTATGGCGCTGATAATGGTGCTGCTGCACTGGATAAGATGACCAAGCAGCAGCTTATTGATTATGCGGAATCTAACGGTATCGACATTTCCGGCGCGAACTCAAAAGCCGACATCCTTTCTCTGATCAAGGGGTAATTCTTATGATTGCCGATGTAAAAAACTTCATTAAAGGCGCGACTGGGTACGATGTCAAAGATTCTGATATGGCATTGCTGGAATACATTTATCAAGGGGAAGTACAGCACGTTTTGAATAGCTGCAACTTGAAAGAAATCCCAGATGAGCTGCAGCATATTGTAGATGAAATGGCAGCAGGCAGGTTCGTGCAGATGAGCAAGGCGGCCATTTTAAGTGCTGATGAGCTTGACGTCGTAAAATCCATAAAAGAGGGTGATACGACGGTAGAGCTCGGTGGAACTTCGGCAGAACAGAGGCTGGATGCACTGATTGCGTTGTGGACAAAGGAGCGTGATTTGGGATGCTTCCGAAGGCTGCATTGGTAAGATCAAGAAAAGCCGCTGAAAGCTTGTATACAGACACCTGCAGAATTATTACAGAAAAGGATACGGTAGACCCAGATACGGGAATTGTAAAAACGGTAAGGGTGACATCTGCGGAGTACCCTTGCCGTATTTCTTACAAGAATTTACCCGCGACCGGTGGTGATGGCATTCCTGTTATGACACAATCCGTCGCTCTGTTCTTATCTCCTGAAATTGATGTGCCTGCAGGTGCTGATATTGACGTGGTACGGCAAGGACGGCCTCTGCATTTTAAATCTGCAGGTGTATCTGCTGTCTATGATAATCATCAGGAAATCAGCCTGGAACACCGGGAGGTGCACGATGGCTGATGTAACTGTAGATTTCAGAGGCTTTGAGGACCTGCAGAAACGAATTGCTGAATTGAATAGTTCTACAATGGAAGAAGCCAAGCGGCAAAGTATGAAAGAGATGGCCGCCGTGTATATCAGAGAAGCTAAGAAGAATACGACGGTGAAAGGCACTGAGGTTAGACAGGTTAGTGAGAATGAATATAAGAATAGTAGGGTTGCTGAATATTCTAAGGTTAAAGATTTTAACAAACACAAAAAACTCTACAGTAGTGATGCAAAAGTTGCTTATAAGCACAAAGGGGAACGTAAATTCAAAATGCTCCACAATTCCGAGCATATGCGACGTTCCTGGAATGCGGGAACTGTAGAGCGGGAAGGGCGGGAGTACAAAGTCAAAGTATTCAATACCGCGTCCTACGCTTCTTACGTGAATGACGGTCACCGACAGCAGCCTGGGCGTTTCGTGCCCATACTGGGGAAACAATTGGTGAAAGGCTGGGTAGACGGATTGAACATGGCAGAAAAAGCGGAGAAAGAAACGGAGCGGCAGTCTAAAGATATTTTGCGTCGAAATATAAACCGGGTGTTATTGAGGTACAGCACATGACAATAATTAACGAGGTAATCAAAGGCATCTCAACGAAACTGCATAAGCTGACTAAATATCCTGTGTATGTAGACGTAAAGAAGAATCATGTCGTGTTTCCGTGCTTTTATCTGAAGCAGCTGGACCAGTCACAGGAACTGTCTGTTGGTAACCGTTACTGGCAGGAGCATAGCTTTGATATCTGGTTCATGCCGAATGCGGCCGATGAAGTTTCAGATGTCCGGGAAGAAATCCACAAGATGGCGGAAGCGTTCTTGGTAGAGCTGGAGTATATTACTCTTTCCGATGGCTCTGTCATTCGAGGAACGGACATGCATTACCGCACAACTGACGGCGCACTCCATTTCTTTGTTTCTTATAATCTATTTATTTTAAAAGAGCGGGAAAAAGCAGAAAAAATGCAGAGTTTAAAAGCGGAAGGAGCCATAAAAAATGGCAGTTAAAAAAGAAGAACAGGCAGCGTCCGAGGAGCGTTTCGACGGCGTAACGATTGTTAAATCAGCCAAGTATAAACGCTATGCGGACATTTTGACGCATTTACTTAACGAAGGAGAACAGTATACGCATTCCCAGATTGATGAATTACTGAAAGATGCGTTAAATCAGCCTGTTAAGCAGGATATTAACTAAAGGAGGTAACTTATGGCATTAGGTGGCGGTACCTGGCTTTTCCAAAATAAGAAATTGCCCGGTACATATATCAATTTCATTTCAAAAGACCGTCCGATGACGGATATCGCC